AAGATGGGTGTCCTTACTGTGTCAAGGTTGTACAAGCACTTAAGCTTGCTGAAATCAAGCATGTGATATATAAACTTAACCAAGACTACACCAAAGAAGAATTTTATAAGAAGTTTGGAACTGGTTCCACCTTTCCAAAAGTCACTGTAGAAGGAGAAATTGTTGGTGGATGTGCTGAAACGGTCAAGTATCTACGAGAAAACAAACTAATCTAATGGACAACACCTGGGAACTTCTAAACATTGTTGAGAAAACAATTGATAGTGCATTCCAAGGAAAACAGATACTCAACATGTATGAGTACCTAAGATCTATCAAAGCAACTAAGAGAGATGTTACTGAGTTCATTGATAGTTCTGTAGCTAGAGAGATTCAACTTCTGATTATGGATCTTGAAGATTATCTTGAGGGTGGTAATGATGATCAACATAAACAACTAAGAGAAGGTTATGGTTATCTGGGTAAACCAGAGGCTAGAAAGATAAAGGATTACCTTCTTTCTATACTAGAGGACGCATGGAAGTATGAGCAAGAAAAACGAACAGGAAAAAGGAGGAGAACTACTTCTAAATAAACAAATAATTGACCCACCTACTGAGATAGATAGAGGTGTCGAGTTGATGTTAAGAAATAGAAACAAGAAGGAGGAACCAAAGACTTTTCAGTTTAAAATCAATCACATGATTGGCCTCTTTAAAAGAGAGTGCCATTTGAATATCGATCTCACATTCGATATAAAGAAGAAACCTTAGGAGGTTAAGATGTTAGCAGTTACTCTCACATTCTCAGCATTATTTTCATTGATGTTCCTAATGATAGGATCTGTAATTGGATGGATAGCAAAAGAATATGTAATTCAAAGAGACTCCAAATACATCCCAATGCATCCAGAAATGTTTGACGAGAATGGAAACATTATCGCGGACGACATTTTTGCTCTGAGGTTTGACAACGAACCTGAAGCTGGTTGGGGAGAGATGCCCAAAGAGGAGGATTAAACCTCACTAATAAATACGATATACTGAAACGAGAAAGAAAATTACTATGGCTACATCAACTAAACTTCCACCTAATGCATTCGTTCATGAGATTCTTGCACATGCATCTAAACAGAAAAGTATTGCAAAGAAAGTAGAAGTTCTGAAAGAGTATCGTAATGATGCTTTGACTGCTATCCTTATCTGGAACTTTGATGAGACTGTTCAGAGTCTCCTTCCTGAGGGTGAGGTTCCCTTCAATAGGAATGATGTCCCTGTAGGGACTGACCACACCTCTCTGAGGAGGGAGTGGAAGAACCTCTACCACTTTATCAAGGGAGGTAACGATAAACTCTCCAAGACCCGTAGAGAGACCATGTTCATTCAGATGTTAGAAGGTCTCCACCCAGAAGAGGCAGACATTATCTGTTTGGTGAAGGATAAGAACCTTGGGACAAAATACAAACTGACACAAGAACAGGTTTCCAAGGCCTTTCCTGATATAGTATGGGGTGGTAGATCATAAATCCTATGAAAATCGTTCACGAAAACTGTGACCTTGAGAAGTGTAACAACATCAAGTTACCAAATACTGCCTATGTGGTTACCTATAAGGTTGAAGGTAAAGAGTGTAATGACATTACCATCTCTCAGAAGAAGGTTGAGATCTTTGATCACTACTACGACAAGTACAAGAAAGATCTAATTAATATTGTTCAATCTAAAGGAACAGCGAATCCAAAATTGTGGAAAGGAGTAGAGAAAGATGTCAAAGGGGTTTGATGTAAACTTCGAAGGTCTTGATATGAACCAAGAAGGTGTTCAAGAACTTGTGAAGAAGTATAAGAAGATCAAGAAGTATCAGAAGTCTTCATTGTTTGCAGTGAAGACTATAGATGGCACAGAAGATCTTGTATCCAAGATGATTGAAGAGGCCACTGATGCCGGATTCTGATTATCAATTTAGTGGTTTGGAACGTCGTCCTGAAAATATTCTAAGACTCATCAGTGAGTTGGAAGGATCATATCAACTCTGTAAATACATGGGGTTTGAGGATGATATGAACACTCTTGATAAGATGAAAAAACCCTACTACAAGTTATATTATTCTCTCATCAAAAATAAATAACCTAAACTGATCCAATATGTTATCCACCAAGTATAGACTTAGACTTGAATTTATTTGTAAGTGTATTGCTAATGGAGAAGAAGTCAAGTTAGATGATATGATTTGGGCAGAGAAACTAGCAAAGTCTCATACACTTGCTAGGGACTGGCTGAAACAAGCTCGTCGTCAATCTTCTCAACAGATTGAAGAGGGCAGTATAGATGATTTTATGAATAGGATGGGACTAGGTGACCCCGATCCATCCAATCATTCTACGGGGTTCGGAAGTGCAGAGGAAATCAATGATTGGTTTCGACAAGATAAACCTGAAGATTGGAGACAGAGGGACTAATGCAAGCAGTAATCTATTCTAATCAAAGTCAAGAGTGTGAACGTATGGGTTCACTACTTAAGTCTCTTGATGGAGAGTTTCATGAGTACATTTTGGGTAAGGACTTTGATGATAAGTCTTTCTACTCAGAGTTTGGATCTGAGGCAACCTATCCACAAGTCTCTATAGGTTATGTTCATGTAGGTAGTATGAAGGAAACTCTACAATACATGAGTGAAAATGGTATATTTTGATTCCTTGACATAAATAAGACAGAAGTGTTATAATAACACTGTCGTTCATCTAGGAAACTAGACGCAAGTAAGTTGACTCGGAACGGAGCGTTCATCCTATGAAATTTGTATTACTACTATTGGCTCTAATCTTTCCTGTACCAGCTACAGCTGAGTACGAAAGATCATATCTTTCATGTGAAGATTATGATTGGCTTTTAGAAGGAGTAGAAAGAGTAGACATGAAAGAATCAATTAAAGCAGAAGTTCGTTTAGAACTCCTGTTAGCAACTGATCCTACATGTTTTGATTCACAGGACGCAAAAGGCAACTGAAGGAACGGGTTGTAAAAAACCAACTACTTCAGGAGTATCAAATGAAAGTCACGTATCGTGGTGTGTCTTATGACACAGTTGAATATCAGAACAGACCTAAAGTTGCCAAAAAGGTAACTGAAGTCTATCGTGGTATCAATCACACCGAAACTGTAAAAGTGGAGGCATCGAAATGAATGTACTAGCCATCGAGCAGAAGAGAATCCTTAAGAAAAGAGCCATTAAACAGGCTCAAATCTTAATGATTAAAAAAGAACTTGTTTGTTCTAACAACAAGTGATATAATTAAGGGAGGTAATACTCCCTTTTTTTTTATGGATAAAGATAAACTTAAAATGATTACCAGAAACCTCAGACTCTTAGTAGATGCACTGGAGTCTGAAGTTTATTCTGATGTAAAGGCTTACACTGAAAGAATGGAAGAAACACTTCCTCCTCTTGCAAGTTATGATGAGGTGTTTGAAGATGACGAATAATGATTGGAGGTATACTGAGGAGAGAATGAAACTCAGAGCTCAATGTTTATCCATTCTTCTAAATAAGTATGGTGGAGTACGGATTGAGGAAGCCTCCTACACCACTCAAGATATTTACGAATGTGTAGACACCTGGGTTTCCCAAGGTAACCAATTAAGTAATGGAATAGTTTCCTATTTCAATACATATTTCAATCATGAAAACAAAAAAAGCAATCAAGTACATCCTCAAACATCCTGAACTTTTCTCCGAAGGGGATAGAAGGTATGTTAAATTGGTAAAGAAAGAACGCAAACTTAAAAAGAAAGAACAAGAACAAGAATCAAGTGATATGACCTAAGTGTCATTTTGTGAATAGAGGAGAAAGAAACTCAATGGATCAAAACGAAAAGATGAAACCCGGAGCTAAACTGGTATCAGTTACGCCTGATGCCGAGAAACATATAGCATTCTGTGCTAGGGTGAGTAATCCAAACAACCAGGACAACGAAAAGTTTTCTGGCCTATTAAAGTATTGCATCAAACATCAACACTGGAGTATCTTTGAACAGGCGTTCATGACTCTAGAGATCACAACGAACAGAGGAATCGCAGCACAGATCCTGCGTCACCGATCATTCACATTCCAGGAGTTCTCACAGAGGTATGCCTCTACGGACTTCCTAGGTGAGATTGAACTACCTGAACTACGTCGTCAGGATGATAAGAATCGTCAGAACTCTATTGATGATCTTGATCCTGAGATCATTGATAAACTTGAGAGACAGATGGTAACTCTCTTCAGTTCTGCTAACTCTCTGTATCAACAGATGTTGTCAGCAGGTGTGGCTAAAGAGTGTGCACGATTTGTGTTACCATTGGCAACACCAACTAGAATCTACATGACAGGATCAATTCGCAGTTGGTTACATTACATCGATCTGAGAGCCTCTAATGGAACTCAGAAAGAACATATGGATATTGCCAACAGTTGTAAGAAGATCTTTATCGAACAGTTTCCATCTATTGCAGAAGCAATGGAGTGGGTATAAATATACGAACTCAGGAGTTGTTATGGCTAAGTATGATGTAGTAAATTCAGAGACTGGAGAAACTAAGGTCATTGATGTGAGTGTTCATGAGATTACTCAATGGTATGAAGATAATCCTGAATGGAAAAGGGATTGGTCAGAAGGAGCAGCAACATCCATTGGGATGGTTGGAGAAGTTTATGATAAACTTAAGAAGACTCATCCAGGTTGGAATGATGTCCTCTATAAGGCATCCAAAGCTCCCAAGTCAATTGTCAAACCTATTTGAATTTTATGTCTAGAAAGAGTAAGTCCGGTATTGGCACAAACCCTG